GGTCAAGACCAAGATCGCCAGCTATGGTCGACAGGTCACAGCGGCTGTCGGTGAGTCGGCAGGGCTCGACCTGTACCTGTACACAGGCCCACGCGATGGCATCACGCGCAGGTTCTGCAAGCCTCTCATCAACAAGGTGGTGACCGAGGCGCAGATGGCGCGCCTCGACAACGGGCAGGGGCTGCCTGTGAAACTATCTGGTGGTGGCTACAACTGCCGCCATTCATGGAGCCCTGTGTCGCAGGGCTTCGTCGACGCGGCGGGGCTGACGATGGCTGACGCCGCCGACATCGCCAAAGCCAACTCAGGAGCATGAGCATGAGAAAAGCAGTCACAGGTGAGACTCATCGGCTTGATTGGATGGCTCCTGGACCGTTGACCACTGCGCCCACGGCGCGCTTCAAGGAGGAGGGGCAGACATCCTCCATCACGCTCACGCAGACGCGCGCAGATGTGTCCGTGTCAGCTATCGCCGCTGACCGCAGGACTCTCACCGTGGCGTCTCAAGCATCGGGCTTGCAGGCTGATCAGGCGCGCGCCTTCCTCATCACCGCAGGGGACTCGATTTACCCTGTGGTGCTGACTCGCTTAGTGGGGACCACCGCCATCCTCGCGGAGCCCCTGCCTCGCGAGATTGATCTAGGAGCATCAGCCACGCTCACCTTCGCGTTGTGGTATGGCACAGTCCCCTCATGGGTCACTGCGACCTCTGCGACCTATGCGATGGAGGTTGCCTACTCCATAGACCGAGGGCAGGGCGCGGAGCTGCGCGTCGACCGAGACCTGTTCAAGGTGACGCCTCGACCCTTCAGCACAGGTCTCGACCATGAGGCGCTTGTGGGCATGTTCCCTCAGCTGGCTGACATGATACCTCGACGCCAGAGCGACCTTGAGCCTCAGATCGGCGCCGCGCTAGAGGAGGTGGTGCTGGCTCTGCGTGATCATCTCAAGGATGTGGAGCTGACTGAGGATGAGGTGTTCAACGGGCATGCGTTCAAGAACGCACACGCCTACGCCACCGCCGCGCGCGTCTATGAGAGCGCCCTCCAACTCGATACAGCCACAGCCATGCGTGAGCGCTATCAAGAGATGTTGAAGCTCGCCCTGCGCCTCGTGGCGATCGATAAAGATGGTGATGGTATCGTTGACGAGGGCGACCTCGACAACGCTCAAACGGGTGGCTCTGCGCGTGACCTGCGCGCCTCGTGGGCGACCTACACCAAGAGCGCCAATGACACCTTCTTCTCTCCCTCCCGAGGGATGAGGCACTAGGAGTCACACATGCCTATCAGAGCCAAGATCAACCTCAACCTGCCAGCGGTCTTGTGGACCACACAGCAGAGCGCCGCGCTCGCCTCCAATGTTGTCGCCTCGATCAAGATGAGAACGAGCGATGGCTTGGACACTGACGACAAGCCGTTCAAGCCATACAGCAAGCGCCCCATCTACATCGCCTATCAAGGCGCGCGCCTCAAGCCGAAGGGCGGTCGTGAGTCACGCACAGGGCGCTCAATGTACTTCGCTGGGGGCTACCACGAGTACAAGGAGAAGTCGCGCAAGCATGGCGCGGGCTCCTCTGCTCTCGTTGACCTGGTGGCCTCGGGCATCCTCATGAACAACCTAGTCGTGTTGCATGCTGATGCGCAGCGCTTCGTCATCGGTCTCACTCAGCATGTCCGCAACTATGGCTACGCCGTCAATCAAGCGCGCCCCTACCTCGGGCTGTCGGCTCGACAGGTGGACATCGTGGTCAAGGCGGTCGAGTACGACCTCATCGCCAACATGAGGAGGGGCAAGTGAGCCAAGGTATCTTCGCCGCCTGCGCCAAGCTGGAGACGATGGTGGAGGCCATCACTCCCAAGACCGACATTCACCACGGCTTCACCGCTATCAACGCCCGCACCGGTGGGCGTGTCGCGCCCCTCGAAGCACGACAGCACACCAATCGCTCCTTCGAGTTCCGCTTCAACGGCTTCTCCATCGATGACGGCGCCGCCGCTCTCTCAGGTCGCAGACGCGCGCCGATGATCCTGCGCGTCAAGTATGAGGTGCCAGCCGAGGAGCACTACCTTGAGCGCCTCATCAACGAGGATGCAGCGCTTCTCCTGCTCGCGCTGAAGGGTCCCAACTATGACCTAGCCACGAGCGGCATCATCTCGTTGATCCCAGGTGCGCCCACCGCTGAACCGATGGTCGACCCCACCACCGAGGCGACCTTCATCATCTTGTCCTTCCCCTTCGATCTTCTCTATCTGGAGGCTTAAACATGGGCGTCACTCATCGCTCCCTCTCAGTCGCGGTCGAGAGCTCCTTCGGCTCGCTCTCTGCCTCGACAGGTCTGCCCGATGTGTCGGGTCTCACTTATGTCTCGATCCCCTGCGAGCGTGACCCCATTGTCATCTATGGCGATGTGGTGGTCAGCGAGCGCAACGACGCGCGTGATGGCTCGTTCGGCATCGCTCCTGAGCCTGACACCGTGTGGAGCGCAGGCTCGCGTGTGCGTCGTCGCACAGGTCAGGTCCAGCTTCGCGTTGACCTCACCACCATCGGCGCGGCGGCTGACACCTATGCTGCCAACTACCTCGGCTACCTCCTCGGGGCGGGCTTCCTCACCAATGTCTCGACGATGAAGTCTGACACGGTGAGCGCCATCACCAATGTCAACACCTTCACGCCTACCACGACCTCCACCAACTACTCCGTGGGAGGTCTCATCGGTGCCTCGTTGAGCGGTCGCGCAGAGTACAGCGCCGTGACCGATAGCGATGTGTCAGGCAATGTCACCGTGAGCCCTGCGTTCTCGTCAGCGTTCACAGGCACACCAACCATCCGTGGCATGCAGACCTGGTTCCCAGGCTCGCGCACGCTGACGGGCGACCGCACTCACTCTCTGACCTTCCGCGTCGATGGCGTGGGCTTCCGCTCGTTCGCCTATGGCTGCGTGTTGGAGAGCGTGGCGCTGAGTCTCGACAACGGGCGCGTCATGGCTGACTTCACCTATCAGTCCGCGCTCATCCAAGACGATCACGGCAACGCTGTTGGGCCTATCGAGCCCACCTACAACAGCGGAGCGCCCGCCTCCTTCCGTGGCTCCTATGTCGTGGTGAGCTCCACTGCGCCTCAGACCGCAGGGACCGCGACCACGGGTGACACGCTGGCGCGCACCGCGCTCGATGTCGAGGACTTCAGCCTGACCATCACCAACACGCTCACGCCTGTCGGTCACTCCAACTCCATCCTCGCGATGAAGGACATGGAGATCAGCGATGTGGCGGTGGAGCTCTCCCTCACTGTGAGCGACCCCAACACCACCATCAACAGCGACTTCTTCAACAGAACATCGCGTCAGGTGTTAGTGGGTTGTGGTCCCATCGGTGATGGTCTTGGCGCCGCGTTCATGTTGCCTGCGGCTTACCTCACCGCTGACCCCTCGAAGTACGATGTGAGCGGGAACGACATCACTCGTCAGACCCTGACCTATGCGGCGGGGCGCTTCGCAGGTGATGTCAGCAACAGTGGCGCAGGCAACTCTCCCGTTCGCATCGCTCTCGGAGTCTAACCTATGGCGCTCTCCTTCATGCCCTCCTCCTCGATGACGCTCGATGTCGTCGTGACCTGTGACCCTGCGGTCAACGCAACGCCAGAGCAGGCCGAGCGCTACCTCGACACGGGTGACATCAAGGTCTTGGATCCGCATGCAGGAGCGACCATCTTCACACTCAAAGCTCTGAGCGCCATCGAGCGCGAGGAGGCTGAGGTGCGCGCAGGGGCCTACACTCGCTCTGAGCTTGGGCGTCATCTGTGGATCAAGGAGCCTATGACCCCCGAGGCGCGCGCGCAGTGGCACCACGCCCTCGCCCTCGATGAGCGCGAGGCGCTTGGGGAGTACAAGGCGTATCTCAATCGGGTCTTTGTAGAGATGGTGAAGTCTGCTCTGACAGCCGTTGACGGTGTGGGCGTGTCTGCCCAGAGTGGATCTCATCCTCTTGAGCTCATCCGCCCCGAGTCTCATCGGGTGCAGGTCATCGCTGAACTGGTGCGTCATGTTCAGCGCATGAGTCTGTTGAGCCCGTCGGGAAAATAGCACTTGCCGCCGCTGTGTGGCTCTCACATAGCGGCGGCAGGGCTTGGAGCTGTGCTCAGTGTGAGGTCAAGCCTGCGCTTCGGCGCCTGCGTGGCAACTGTGGCGGAGCCTTCAGAGAGGGGTTGCCACAAGCACAGCGCGATGAGCTTGGTCTGTTCGTGCCTGGCTATCGCGTGGCACCTGATAGCGGTGCCTCGTTCAGCGACTTGCAGATCCGCACCTGCCCTGTCGCAGACGCGAACAGATTAGCGTCTGTGGTGCATGCTTACTCTCGACATAGGGCAGGGCTCGCTTCACTATCAGACGCATTCCCAAGCCCCTCCTGCGCGATTGTAGAAGCGTTTGATGTGCTACACTCCGCCACAGAGGACATGATCGCTCGACAGCGAGAGCAAGCGCTCAAGGAGAGTCAACATGGCTGAGAACCAAGTACAGATAGAGGTCGAGCTAGTAGGTCAAAAGGAGGTCGGGCAGGGGCTTGAGAAGATCACCAAGGGCGCCGAGGGGGTTGGGAACACCTTCAAGAGCGTCGGGGATGTGGTGGGCAAGACCAATCAACAGCTTGGCGAGGGGTTGTCGAGTGTGAGTGACGCCCTCGGTGAGACGATGAACGCCGTGGGCGGAGTCAAAGAGGCGTTCAGCACACTCGGCACCGGTGGAGCGATGAGCTTCACCTCGTTATTGGGACCTGTGAGCCTGGTCATCACTGCGTTGGGCGCGCTGTATGAGACCTATCGACAGCTGAGTGGAGCAGCTAAGGCAGCCGAGGATCGGCAGGAAGCGATGGCCGCCGCCGCCTCTGACCTGTCGAGCAAGCTGGAGGCGCTGTCTGAGGGTGGGGTGGTCCCCACGGTCAAACAGCTTGAGCGCTTTGCGAGGATCACACTTGAGACGCAGGTAGCCAAGGAGCTGCTCATCAAGAAAACCGAGAAGCTGTTTCCCCTGCTTGAGAAGGAGCGCACCGCCGCCGCTTCGCTTGCAGAGGCACAAGCCCAGGTCGTCAAGAGTCAGGCCGAGTATGGCAAGGGCTCAGATGAACTCAGCAACGCGCTGAGGGTGCAGTACAGAGCCGAGTTTGAGCTATCGCAGGTGCAGGCGGAGCGCGCCAAGAAAACAGCCGAACTAGCTCAACAAACAGCCCAAAACCTAGCGGGCATCGCTGAAGCAGCCGAACAGGAGCAGGCGCTTGAGGAGCAGACCACCGATAACCTGCGCGCCAAGTTCAAAGAGAACGCAGAGCGCCTCAAGACGGTGGAGCTTCTACGCTTGGAGGCGATGGGGCTCGATGAGCTGCTTGACGCTCAGGTGAAGGACAACATTGAGACAGAGCACTCAATCAAGCTGTTGGGCATTGAGGACAAGACGCGCGCGGAGCTCATCGAGCTTCTGAAGGGACAGACCGACGCAGTGGAGGCGCTCAGGGAGGAGGAGGCGCTGAGGGAGGCGAGCGCAGCGCGTCAAGCCAAGCTAGAAGCAGACAACCTCAAGCGCCTCAGAGAGGAGCGCGCCAAGGCGGCACAAGAGGCAAAGCTGAGGCGTGAGGCAGAGGCCAAGGCCGCCGCCGCTGAAGCCACACAGCGTCTCGCGCTTCAGAGCCAGATCAACCTCCTCGACCTTCAGCTCACCACGCAGGGAGACGAGCAGAAGATTAAGATGGCGCAGGAGCGCTATCGCCTCGGGCTCGAGCTTGCTAAAGACGATGCGATGAAGCGCGCAGTGGTCGAGAAGGCATATCAGCTTGAGGTCAAGAAGCTGGGTGAGGAGCGCGCCACGCGCGAGGCACAGCAGGCAGAGGAGCGCATCCGCAAGGAGCGCGAGGCGCAGAGGGCAATCATCGACGCGGAGATTGAGCGTCAGCAGTTCGACATCGAGCACCGACAGATCAGAGAGGGCGACCTCGCCGCCGAGACGCAGAAGCAGCTTGACGCGCTGGGTCTGCGCTACGCCCAAGAGATCATCATGGCCGAGGGCAATCAGGAGCGCATCACCGAGTTGACGCGCAGGGCGAACATCGAGCGCACAGAGATTGAGCGCGCCCAGGTCGTCAAGCGCGCAGAGATGGTCAACAGCGCTCTTGATCAATATGGCAAGGGCTTCGCTCAAGCGGCGGCGGCGGCGCTCCTCACAAGCAAGAGCATGGGTGAGGCGTTCAAGGCTGTACTCGATGGCTTGGCGATGGAGGCGACAGTGGAGGCACTGATGGAGACAGCCAAGGGGACCGCCGCGCTGTTCCTCAATCCAGCGGCGGCGGCGACTCACTTCAAGGCGGCCGCCATCTTTGGGGGAGCTGCTGTCGCGGCTGGTGGGTTGTCGGCTGCTCTGCCTAAAGGAGGTGGAGGAGGCACCAACAAGGCAGAGCCAACCTCACCGAGCGGTCTGCCTCAGACCTCATCTGCACCGACACGCGAGACCGCGCAGTCATCGCAGATCGTCTACAATGTCAACTTCGGTGGGGCTGTGGTCTATGACACCAAGCGCGCCGCAGAGATGGCTTTGACTCAACGCATAGACCGCCGTCGCGGTGAGATGAGAGGAGCGCGCTGATGCCTGTTCATGACCCCTCCCCCAAC